CACAAAGATTATGGCACGTTATAGCATTAGAGCTTTAGGTGCCAGTTAACCTCTCTTCAGACCACAACGTTGTGTATGTCTGGTCTTTCTCCATTCTGGTCACTCTTGTCGCTACAGTTAAGCGGTATACATGAATTTTCAGTATACGGCCCTCGCGGGTCTTCCGCTTACGCGTCAGGCGTATCCATGTGGATACAGATGGATCACCATTCACGATATGAGGTAATAACTGTGTGTCACGGATTGAGGCTGACCGCAATGCATCCCATAAGTATGGGCTAGCAGATTTCACTACTCGACGGTGCGCTGTTTCTTTCAAATGGCTAAATTCATAGCCAGTTGTCTGATATGCGCAGTCATCGTGGTACTGTACATCTGCCCAGGGGAGGTAATCCATCCCCAGGATGATCTCGTCCGGAGAACCTACTTTAATCCCAGAGTAATCGGGATAAAGCGGTGGTACTCGGAAGATTTCACCAAGCATTGCAAGCTCAATGCACAAGGAACGTAGCGTTTGACGGATTTCGTCATCGCGCCACCTGCGCCGCAGGCCATTTATGACCTGATACAACAAAGCGCAGTACCTTGAACGCGTCAAGAGGCGATGCTCGCCCGGGAAGAAAAATGGGCGGACATCAACCCCGCGGAAGCAATCGCTCCCGCAAGATTCTCTAAAAGCAGAGGCCATATAAGTTTTATCCATGTTGAGTGTGAAACCCAAATCAGGAAAAATCTCTATAACATACTTATGGAGGCCAATGGGGTAGATTAAATCATCCCCGTACACTGAAAAAATACCTTCAGTGCCTGACAAGTTTCCAATCGCCTTGATAATCGAATAGAATACCAAGGTTTCAACAGGGAAGGTTGCTGCATTACCCATAGGGAGGACTGACATAGTGTAACTATCAATCCAGGTCTTGCCCCCATCTAAGGAGTACTTCTCCTTATTTGTAAGGCATGGCCGTAAAGCCGTAAACCAGTCTCTAGGGAGGACACGCATTAACAATTCTAGAAGAATTGATCCTGACGCGTTCGAAAGATCAGCAGTGCCATGAGTGCGTTTATAAGTTTTCGGATTCGAAAACCTACGCACCATAGCAGCATGCTTCTTCTGCAGCGTACGGATGTTTAGTCCATACTTTTTAAGCTGTTGCTCGACTAACGCTCCTACTCCGTAGCTATAAAATAAAGCTACAAGAGTAAGCGGCGTTATAGGTCGCAGCTTGTTCCATGCTTTGGGAACGAGTCGGAGAAAGAGCGACTCCACTGACTTAATTAGGTCACCCTTTGCCACAATCGTATTTACAAACGATTGCATCATCGGATCACTAGGTAAGTACTTACGTACGAACCATGAAGTCATGTGCGCCGTGCTGGTGAATGCCTCTACACTTGATAGTTTAATATCAAGGTATGCATGGGACAAAGGACATCCAATGTTGCTTTTGGCGCCGATACGACAAAACTGTAGCATATCTTCCTCTGGGTATTTGCCCAGGATCTGACGCGCTATTTTCCGCGCTTCCTGCAGTACCACGTGCGTTCCTGATTTTTGGAACAGTGGCCTGCATAGTTCTGATTGAGCTGCACGGTGTTTCTCAATTGTGCTGCTCTGTAACTCAGAGTCAGTGAAGACATCAGTTTTGAACCTATACTTTTTGAAGAGATTTTGCATTTGGTATGTCCACTTAAACATACGTGGGTCCATACCTTCATGTGCAATCACTTCATATTCCCTGAACATCTTGATGTCGCGCCCCAGAAGTAATTCGGGTCGCTCAAGCGCACGGGGTGCAGAATAGGTTGATCGGAAGTCGTCAGCCAAGAGCGAATATAACCTCTTAGCTAAATTGTCAGTATCAAACTTGACAATCTTTTTTCTTCCCTTCTTGCGCTTCTTCATTCTTTGCTTGCCCATCTGGTTTTCTCCATGATGTGTAGGCCATATGAATTATACTAAATAAAACAAGTATAACCTTTAGGACCAAGTGAAGAACGTTAAGTACTGTGATAAACACGGTGCGAACAACAACGTCGCGGCAAAGCCGCTAAGCTGTCGTCCCCTTGGTGAAGAAATCACGTGCTGCACTTAACAGCAATTGAGCTGCGGTGTCAAGCATAAGAGCTTTATCCGCGCTCGCCATGGCTGGGTGTAACTGTGCCTCAATCTTAATGAGGTTCTTAACATAGACAGTGTCGTAATCCCGAGGGATGTAAATAGTGGCTTTCCGGAAAGACTTCCCGAAAATACCATTATTTGCGACAGCCTCCTTGCCGTAGAATGAAATAGATTCCATTTCACGGTAGGTAGGATTGTCATAGTTAGCTACAGTTATCAACCCTGCGTTTTGGCTTGGCGCAGTCGTGAAAGTAACGTCTGTTCCGCCAGTTGGTGCCCATGTGGCTCCATCTTTCGCTACAATGTTTGTTAAAGACATTGTGCACTCCTTTACGGCAATCTTTGCCGTGTTAAAAGGACCAAGTCGACTATCTGAGACCAGCCGAGGCTGATCTCCGGTCTAAGACTTGGAAGTGTCGGGACTGGTACATTTACCCATCGGTTAAATTCAGAGTGGGTGTATGTGGCAGGGACAATTTTACCCTGCCAATACGGATCCATAATCTCTGACACGATTTGCCCACTACCGTCAGCTGTGACACTTACGCAATTACCGAGAATGGTAATGTAAGGTCGCCAGCGGTGTGCAGCAATACAATCGCCGATGGTACTGAACCAGTCCAGCACAAACGATAATGAGGTTAACTCCCACGCAATCTCCGGTAAATAATTGGCAGAAACGCCAAGGAGATCGTTAATCGTGGGCACCTGATTAAACATATAGTGAACGTAGGCACGCAACGTTATGTTGCAGCTTACCTCACCGCTTTTTCTTAAGCGGAGAGTCGTATACGTCCACTCGGCTTCGGGATTCCATTGTAAATTGCAAATGGACGAAGATCGAGCGGTATATATACGATTCACATTGAGCTTAGTCAGGCCTCCTTGCATCGTCTCCAGAATGTTGTAGATTGAGCGCACCATGGGTAAAATCCCATAGCGCACTTCAAGCCACGTATCTGGCATGGCACTGAGAGCCTTCTTCGTCAAACGCTTGCGCCCACCTTCGTAGGCCAAGATTTTCGGTAGAAGTGAAAGCGTCCGTTTGTTTAACAGAGCTTCTCTCAATGCTTTTAGAGGGCTTTTGAGCATCGCTATTGTTTCGCGAAGCTCTCCGAACTCGACACCTAATTCCAGATCAGCTGCGCCGACTTTGCCGTATGCTTTTAGCAATACAGCACGTTTGTGCGCTTCGATATCAGGATGACTCCTGACACTGATCTGACCTGCAATGCTGGTAAATCCAGCGGCGCCGAGAGGACCAACCAAGGACCGGTACTTCCAATAGTTTGGTGGAATCCAAACAGTATTGAAAGCAAGTTCCGAGTGACCTGCGGTGATCCGTCTCCTGTATGCATACATCGGTGTGGTTTTATACACACCCGGGGTAAATTTCCCCGTAACATCAGCTGAGCGGGCTTCATCATTTAAAGGCAGATGAATCTCTGTCGTTTGTGACGAGAGGATCTGTTCCTTAAATTGAAGCCTCTCGCTATATGTTGCGTGTGCCATACAGCTTCCTCCTAACGATACTATCGTTTATGGTGGTAATCCTT